CACCATGCTGACCACCGAGGTGTTGCTGACCTGCATGATGAACTTCGCGATCAGCTCACTGGTGGTGTTCTCGCTAGCCAGGGGCTTGTAGAAGTCAGGGTGGTTACACAGCGCCAGCGTCTTGCCACCCGCACCAACCCCGCCGATCAGAGATAGCTCGCGGACGGTGAAACCGCCGACCGTCGCGGGCACTACCCCACGAATGACCAGCCAGTTCGGGTTGTCTGCGTCCACGGAGATGTCGCTGATGGGAACCCGGTGGACCTCTCGCACCAGAGTCTTCTGGGTCTCGGTCGGGGTAACGAAAGCCCCGCCACCGTCGCCGATGGCCATGTGCGTAATGGGTACAACTACCCCGGCCGCCTGGGCATTGACGAACTCGGCAATGCCCACCGGGGTCAGAATTGAGTAGTAGTTCATGAAGTCCTCGGATAGACAGTGGTTTCGGTGTAGGAGTACCCGCCAATGCCCACGCGCAGCGGCAGCGGTGCGGTGTTCAGCTCTTTCGCCTGGTACGGATAAACCGTACTGATCAGCCCGCTAAAACAGACCGCCCCCGTGTACACGGTGCCCTTAACCGCGCTCGCCACGTTGAGCTTGCGTAGGTGGCTGCGTTCGGCCTTGTAAGCGCCGATCAGCCGCTCCAGCTGGGTGAACAGCCCGGCGCTCAACGGACGCTCGACAATCGTTACCTCAACGTCGAACTCAGCCCAGTGCGCCCCTGCAGGCCGCTCATTGAGCTGCACCTGCTCGATACCCAGCGCTTGAAGCGCCTGTTTGATCGCCCAGGGGGTGCCGCGCTTCTTGTGCCAGGTGATCGCATTGCGGATCAGCTCGCGCCGCTGGCCATCGGTAATCGCCATTTCCCAGAAGTCGACGGAAAGCATCCATGCCAGGTAGGGCAAAAAGGCCGGAGGGCATTCGTCGACGTCGTACAGCGTGCGGATGATGTCGGGGTCCAACTCACGAAACGCCGCCGAATCGAGCACGGCGGCTTCCAGGGTGGTCCGATTCTTGGGCAGGAGCCCCGAGCTACTCATAGTCCACCACCGGATCAATCTGAATGCCGGTGCAATACGGCGCCCCCTGGATATCCGCAGGAATGTCAGCGGCCGGGCTTATCAGCTCGACGTCACTGACACCGGCAACCCCCAGCGCCGCGATGACCATATTCCGTTTGATCGGCAAGTTGAGACGCCGCTGAGCCGTGGCATAAGCCTGCGCCGCCTGCTCTGCCGCCTGCACCACAGGCTCCGTCGCAGCCCCACTGGGAAAATGCAAACGCGCAACCAGATCCCACATCACCACCTGCGCCGGTTCAACAAGTACGGTGTCGCTCAGCGGCCGTATGTCCTCAGCGTTAAGCTGCTCGCGCAACGCCTTCAGAACATCTTCCCCCGGCACGCCCTGACTGGATCGGCTCAGCACCGTGACACGCACAAGCCCGGGCTCCGGCGAGTCAACCCGGGCGTCGAGCACATCGTCGTGGGCACTCAGCGCGTGGTAGCGGTATGCGTTGCCAGGACCGGCTGTACTGAAGCCATAGGGCGCCAGCCGTCCGCGCTCCCTGAAAGCATCGTTGGACTCCTGATCAAGCCGCTCAGCCCCAACCAGCGCCAAGACGTGATCAAGGTCAGCTCCGCGAGCCGAGGCCAGCAGCACAGCGCGGGCCGCAGCATTGATACGGGCACGCAGGGTAATTTTCTCGTAAGCCACGTCCTGCAGGAGCTTCATCACCGGGTCCGACTGAAGAAGAGCCGTCCAGTCGTCCCCCATCAGCTCCCGATACCGTTCCAGCACCGCAGCAAACTCGGCCTCGTATTCAACGGTTTCGATCACGTCCGGGACGGGGAGCTTTGATAGATCGAGTTGATTCATGCTGTCACCTCAATCACCGCTGAGTCGCCCAGGTATTCGCCAGTCAGGTTCATGCTGATCTTGCCGTCCAGGACGGAGGTGACCTTGACCTGCTCCAGCTTGATGCGGGGCTCCCAGCGCCCCAGCGCCCGGGCCACTTCGGCCTGCACCGAGCTTTTCCAACCCTCGGTGGCTGGCATGTCGACAAAGCGCCAGAGGCTCGAACCGTAGTCAGGCAACATCCGACGCTCACCGAGGCGTGTGGTGAGGATGTCTTCGATGGACTGCCGGAGGTGATCGATCCCCGCGAGGGGCTTGCCCGATCGGCGATCCATTCCGATCATGGTCAGCCCACCGTGAGTTCGAGATCTGGATGGTCGCTGAGAAACTTGAACTGATCGTCGCCCAGGGCCGCCACCTTCCCCTGGCGCACATCAAGGCCGCGACCATCCGGCATGATCAAAGTGCGTGACGTATAGGCCCTGTCGCGAAACACGCGCATTGGCTGAACCGGGGCCACCACGGGCTGAGCTGGTTCAACCTGTTCAAGGGCGGCAACACCGCCCGCCTTCTCAATCTTGGAAGTCATCAACATTCTCCAGGCGTAAAAAAACCCGCATGTGCGGGCTGCTGATAGTTCGGCTTATGGCGTCAGTGCGAGTGATGATTGCTGTTGCCGCCAGCGTCCATAATGGTGGCGTCACCGATCACCGCACCGGTAACGTGAAGCGGCCCATCAATTTCCGTGGGGCCAACCAATTTGATCGCCGGTGCCTGCAGGGTGATCCCCGCGTCTGCGACGGTCACCGTGGACCCGGCAACCTTTATGGTGACGGTTCCGGTCGGCAGGGTGATGTCGTAGGTTTTGGCTTTCCAGTCGTAGACGATTCGGCCACCGTCATCAAACTCCCACACCTCTACGTGATCGCGGTCATCAGGCGCAGTCCCTGCATCACTGAACAGGCCAGGGACAAAGGTACCGGCGCCAGGCACGCCGCTGGGGTTGAACAACGTCCCGCCCTCCCCCACGCTGGGCTCCCGCCAGTGTCGAGCCTTGCCAGCGGCCTGGCTATGCCACTTGACCCACGGCGAGACCCAACCGTCACGGCCTTCCATGCGGACCCGCCCAGCACCATCGGCGGCAACGACTTTGCCGGGCATCACCATCGCCGCGATCATTCGGTCATGCTCACCGCTGACGGCCGCTGATTTGCTCACGGGAACAGCCCCGACAGATCAAGCGCCTCTTCGGTGACACCCAGTTGCAGGGTGGCGGGAGGGTTGTCCGGCCAAGGCCATTCTTCCTCACCGAGTTTGACGGGCTGGGTCCACTCCACGACCCAGACGATGTAGCCGTCCAGCTCAGGCTTGGTCCAGTCCTGGGCAGCCTGCACCAGCTCGGCCGCGTCCACACCATTGAGTCGCCAATACTGACTGCGCAGCAACACCGCCAGCTGCGAGGCGATATGGCAGGCTTGCTTCTCAGGTTCTTCCTGTTCAGCACCGACCACCACTCGGGCCTCGAAACGAGCGACCAAGGCCGTGCGCCCAGTGCCGTCATCAGTACCTGGCTCAAACTCTGGCATTTCCAGCAGCACCGCTGGCAATGGGATACTCGGCGCGCCCTCTGGCCAGAACGTCACAAACGCCAAGCCAGGTACTCTTTCGCTGATGACGCGCTCGATGGTGGTGTACAACTCACTCAATTGAAGTGATTCAGGCTCATCCACGGCCCTTGCTCCTGTATTTGTGCAGCTCGTAGTTCAGCTCTTGTTTGAGCAGCTCTACAAAGCGCGCCTCTGCTTGTTGGGTCCAGGCTCGAAACAACGGCAGAACGTCGTCCAGCTGAATCATGGCCTTGGCCAGGGGGAAGCGGTCGCCATGCTCTGCAATCCACCCAGAGCTGGGGCCAGCGGCACCCGACACATCGCTGGCCGGGTAATCGTCAGCCGAGAAGTGCTTGCTGGCCGTTCGAATCCAGATGTCCGGTGAGCCGCCATAGACCTTCTTGAAGAAGGCGCCCTGGTAACGCCGCCGACCAACCGACACGCCTACGCGCGTCTGCCGCGCCCGGCCAGTGCGGGATGCCTCCAGCGGATTGAGACCAAACCAGAGCTTGCCGCTGATCGCACCGCCTCTGACCAGGTAGGTCCGCAGTCGCTGTCGGACCGCCTTCATGGCGATGCCTTCCTTCTGGCCCACTGCCCGGGCGATGTGCGTGCGTAACCAGCCCAGCGTCTTGTTGATGGCTCGACGCTGGGCATTGGCCGCTGCCTTGGGCACGGCCGACGCGAACGCGGAGAACGCTCGCAGGTCGGCAGGGGTCGCCTGAATGGTGATCTCGCCGGTAGAGGCCGAGGTCCGATAGTGAGTGCCCACGCTCATGCCTTGATCCTCAGTATCAGATTCACCCAGCCGGTGCCGTCGGGTTCAGGCTTGACGATGGTGTAGGTTCCACCGCCATCAGCAGGCGGCAGGTCAATCACCAAGGTCTGGTTGGCCACAACACCCTCAGCTTGCGCGGCTAACAGCCCGAACACGGGCTCACGCACGCCGGTGCTGGTGCGGCCGAACTTGGCTTGCACCCACGGCGCCGAGAAAAACCCCTGTACAGGCCGACCCTCAACCAATGCTTCGTCAGAGAGCGCGCTCAGCAACTGCTCATCCATTGCCGCCACTTGGTCACGAAAGCCCATGGTGTCACCCCGCGATCAAACGACGGTGGCGAACAGGAAGGCGTCGGGCTCCAGCATGCCGGACAAAACTGCGCTCTGAAGCTTCAGCCAGCGCACGCTAGGCTCCTGAGTGACCCAGCTTTTCGGGAAGCGCGCCGCCTCGACCAGACCGCTCTCGATGGCTTCCAGATCCTGGATCGCGGCATAGAGCATGGCGTTGCGGGTGTTGGTTGCGCCGAGAATCAAACCACCTGCCGGAACGATGGGTTTAGGCGTGCCGTCTTCGTCGATGACCCACTCGTCATAGCCGTAGAGATCCAGGCCAGGATCGTTCAAGTAGCCCAGGTAGGTCACGCCGTCAGGCAGCTCTTCAGGCTTGATCATGCCCATGTCGACCCGGCGGTTGTTCAGCTTCTTCAGCACCGCGTCGTTGTTCAGGAAGGCGTCCAGCGCATCACCGCCCAGCACACCCACGTTAGCGGTACGGCCGGAGTCCTGGGCGATCTTACGACGCCACTTGCGCATATGAGCAATCGGGTCCGAGTTCGCTGCATTCCAACGTTCACCGGCGGCCAGCTGGACCTTGTGGTCGGCTTCCATGAGAAAGTCGATGGTGTCATCAATGCCTTCACCGATCACGCGCACCTGGCCAGTGGTGAGCGCCATCGCGCACATCCACTCTTCACGACGGGTGATTTGCTCGTCCAGATCACGCAGATCCTTGCCCAGTTGCTCACCAGCACGATCCAGCGGCGAACGAGCAGAAAACGGGGTGTCACCTGCAGCACGCTTGAACAGCAGTTCAGCGTTGGTTTCACGCTTGGGCTGGATGTAGGGCGGTTTGTAGGTGTTGGAGGTGTAGCCATCACGCTGCGAGACACTGCCCGGCAGGCGTGGGCTGACGAAAGGCGCCATGGTGCGCTGGCCTTTGACGATGTCAATGCTGACCGTCTGGGTACCGAAGGTCTCAGGCACCTGGCCATTGAAAAAGGTATCCATGAGGAAGCGACGCGGCGTCGTCATCTGCTCGACAGCTTCCAGCATGGTGAGGGTATCGAAAATGTCCATCAGGTACTCCGGGTCAACGAATGAAAATGCTGAAGACGCGCAGGGTGGCCTTGGCATCTGCCAAGGTGTGCCCTTCGCCCAATGTCAGGCCGCTGCCCAGCACCTGGCCGGTCAAGCGAATGGGCGCCGACAGCGCACCCTCGGTGGTGTCGACGTCCTGATCGAGGATGGCCGACGGATGCTGAGAACCGTCCTCAGCGTCGGCAATGCTCAGCACGTATTCCTTCGAGGCAGTGATCTGCCCCAAGACAGAGCCGCGCTTCAGGACGTGGCCGGATGAGATAACAGCGGCTTCCAGCACCACGGGAAAATCACCAGCGTCCAGATCGGCATAGCGCAAGGTTTGGCGAACGGGGTTAGTCATGAAACCTCCTGTTAACGGCGCGAGGCGCCAGCGACGATGGCGTTGACTGCTGCCTTACGCTCACCGGTTTGAGGGTCGCTGCCGTCGGGTGCGGCAGTACCGCTCGCGCCCTGAGCATCGTTTTTGATGGAAAGCAGCGAAATGCCGCGATCAGAAGCGGCCTTGAACAGATGCAAGGCCGTGGCTTCAACCGAGGTGCCGCCATCAATAGCCGCCGCAATCTCGGTCTCAAAGCCTTTGCTGGCCAGCGCGTTGATGCCCTTGATGCGCTCGCGCTCGGCACCGGCCGCCTCGGTACGAATCGCCGACAGATCAGGCTGCTGAGCCTGGGCGATTTCGATGGTGGCAGGATCGGTACCGGCAGCCACTGCCGCACGCAGCTCTGCCGTAGTCGTTACGGTGGTCATGGTGTTTTTCCTTGGGAGTGTGATGGCCGGTTTGGCCAGTTCGGTAATCAGTGATTCGAGCGAGCCCAGTCGATGGGCAAGGCCGGACTCCACGGCAGCGGCCCCGACGCGCAAGCCACCGAAGTCGCCCATTCCAGGGACCGCTTCGGCGTCGACGCCAAGATTGCGCGCCACCTTGGCCACGAAGACGTCAGCCATGGCGTCGATGGTTTCGCCTACCTTTGCCCGTCCCTCTTCGGTATTCATATCGGGGCGCTTGTTCGGGGCATTGCGGCTGACGATCTGGTAACGCTTGCGACCGCTGGCCGCTTCGTTCTCGACCACCGCCTCGACGACAACGCCGATGCTGCCAACCAGGGTGGTCTCATCGATGACGATCTCGCCCGCAGCCGATGCGATCCAGTACGCAGCGCTGGCCCCGGTCCCACCGATGTACGCCACGATCTTTTTACGATCACGACCGGCGTAGATCATCTCGGCCAGTTCATTAATGCCAGCCGCGACACCGCCCGGACTGTCGATATTGAGGACAATGGCGCGGACCTTGGGATCGTCCAAAGCCTGCTGAATGTCGGTGGCCAACACCTGGGTACTGGTGGCTCCGCTGATTTCGGTGAACAGGTTGGCGTATCGGAATACCGGGCCAATGACCGGCACCACCGCCACGCCGTTGCGCACCGTGACCCGGCGGGTATCATCCAACCGCTCGCCCCGGCGGGTCTCCAGCGCCATCGGATCGCCCATGCGATCCGCGATGGTCAGCAGGTTATCGAGGGCATCAGGCATCATCAGCCAGGGCTGCGCCGCAGCCAGCTCAAGTGCTCTTGCCATGTTTATTCCTCTTCGGGTTTGGGATCGGGTGGACCTTCGAGGCCGCCCTTGGGCAACACATGCAGGCCGTCGGCCCGGCGCTGGTTAACCTCGCGAACACGTTGCTGATACACCTGCTGCCAGGGTTCGCCGGTCATCGCGGCGGTTTCCAGGGTTTCGTTGCTCACCCCGATCTCGATGCGCTTGCCCGCTGCATTGGCTTCCTTCAGCTCGTCGATGGCACCACGCGCCGGACCGATCCAGATGGCCTGACAGTAGGCTTTGCGCCGCGCAGGCTCTGAATAACCGGGCAAGTGAATCAGCCCGCGTGCAACCGCCTCATCGATCACCAGCTCGCGGCTGGGCTGGCAGAAGTCACAGGCAAGCCACCAGCGGCGCAGGCTGTAGAAGCGCCACGCCTGAAGCATCGCGGCACGGGCGGCGCTGTAGCTGCTGCTGTAGTGCAGGAGCAACTCCTCCAGCGGCAGCTCCAAGGCGGCGCCGATCTCTTTAACGACGGCGGTGAAGAACGGGTCGAACTGGGCGTTCGGCCGGGCCGGGTTGGCAATCATCGGCTCTTCGCCCACGCCCAGGTCGACCACTGCGCCCTCGCCCAGCGCCAGTTGGCCGTCCCCAGAACTGTCACCATCGGCGGATTCATTCGAGAGCGCAGACATCGGCAGGTTGCCCGTCTGGAAGTCCGAGGATTTCTTGATGAACACCGTGAACATCGCAGAGATCACGGCGGCCATCAGTTCGGCACTGCTGTAGCGCTCAAGCTTTTGCAACGGCTCCAGCACTGGCGACAGGTAAGGAACGCCGCGTCGCTGACCAGGACGTTCCTTGTCGGCCATGATGTGCAGCACCCGGCGCCGACCGGTCTCGGCACCGAACACAGATAAGCGCTGCCATTGCAGCGGCTGGCTGGCCACATGCTCCCCGGGATACCCGGTGCAGACGCGGTAGGCCACCGGAGCCCCCAGACCGTCGAACTCCACCCCGTCGATCATGTTGACCTGATCCAGGCCGTTGTTCGGGTTGCACACCCGCTCAGACTCGATCAGTTGCAAGCGGGTGCTGAAGATGCAACCCGGCCGTTCTTCGTCAGGACTGGCGACGAACACGTCACCGGCGACCATCGACGACACCAAGACCAGCGCCTGCAGCTGGTAGTGATTCAGCGTTGATTCGGCATCGCACTCCCGGGGGTCGTCCGCATACAGCGACCACAAACGGTCCAACTGGCGGTTGATCCCCTCGGCCTCATCGATGTGCAGGCCGAGCGCTTCGTGGTCGATCTGCGCCCGGCACACCAGACCGGTGCCGACAACGTTGGTGCGCAACCGGGTTATCGCAGCCCGGGCGATCAGGTGATTGCGCAGTGCATCGCGGGAACGAGCGACCAGCATCCGCCGTTCATTCTTGTTGTAATCGCGACGCGGGCTGCCCAGGCCGGGTATCCAGCTCGCCATGGAGCGCAGAACACGCGACGCACCGCGCCACCGCGTTTCGACACCGCCACCGCCGCCTTGCGCAACAATGTGATGCCCCCCAACAGCCGCTTTGGCTTGTTTGATCGCCTCACCCATCAGCAGATCGGCAGGGGACTTACGGAAAGGCCACATGGTCAGATCCCCAGATAAATGACGCGATTGCGTCCACGGCCTTTGGCAGCGGCCTGTTCTGCCGCGACCTCTTTGGCATATTGCTGTTCGAGCAAGCGCAGGCTGTTCAGCTCAGCCATCTGGACTTCCCTGTCAGCCCGGCGTAGCCGTTGACCGTTTTTCAAGACGGCCGAGATCGCGGCGCGGACTTCGTCCAGCCGTCGCTGTGCATCTGTCATGTTGAAACCTCAGTTAGCCGACGCTGCTGCGCGTCCCCCTGCCACGGCTGACCGTTCGACGAGGCGCCGCAGCAACCGGCTGTTCGGTGGTGAATAGGGTCGGTTGCAGCAGTTGCTGCTCCAGCTGGTCCCACTCGCTGTCGCGCAGCAAATGGGTCTTGAGGCTGCGAGCCGCGTGCAAGGCATACACCTCACAGTCGAGCGCTTCGTTGCGCCGTCCTGCCTTCTTCTGCCAGACCATCTTGCTGGGATTGCGTGGGTGGGGAGCCAGCACCTCGTTGGTCAGTTGCTCGTAGTAATCAGAGCGAATCTCGCTGTACCAGTGCATTCGCCCTGGGCCGGAGCCCTTGAGCCGCATCCGGCCATCGATCAGGGTCTTGGCCTTGTGAGTACCGACGATGTACACGCGCAAGCCATACTTCGATGCCTTGGTGTTGTCCTGGCTGGTATCGCTCGACTGCGCAGGTTTGGTGAAAATCTCCTTGTCCCGGCTGTCAATCGAAGCGCCCTTGATCGCCATGATGTTGAAGCGCTGGCGTTCGCGGACGTAGCTGTAAACCGCATCGCTGGTATTACCGTCCGAGCTGTCGATGCTGACCGCCGAAACGGCGAGCCGGGCGCCGCTTTCAGTCGGGATCGGCCGCGCAATGACCTGGTCGAGTTCCTGCCAGACCGGATCATGTTTATCAATCGGGTTGCCAGGCAGCTCGCCCCAGTACAGGCGCCATGACTCTTCGCCCCGGCCCCAACCAATAATGACCAGGGCAAGGCGGTCGCCCTGTACGTCGACCCCCACGGTGACCATCAGTACGCCGTTGGGCGCGGTCAGCTCCGCGTAAGGCTCTGCACGCTTTTCCAGCTCATCGGTCTTGGGCGCATTGCTCTTGTATTCGTAGCTCTCGCCCATTGAGCTGTTGGTGAACGCGATCATCGGGCCGATGTTGCCCTGAGTTGCCGCGTGCTGAGCCTGCAGCTTCTTTTCCATCAGCACTTCAAACCGCGAGCCATAGAACGTCGCATACAGCTCGTTGAGGATGTACCCGGCAATGCCCCTGAACTCTGCCGTAGCAACCCAGCGGCCATGCTTCAGATTGGCGTTCTTCTGGTTGTCGTCCCAGATCGCCGAGCAGTGCGGGCAGACGTAAAACGAGCTTTCAGGGCGCCGCTTACCGTAGACCTCATGGGAATAGCTCGGGTCTTCGTCGCAGTGCAGATGGTCAAAGCTAAGCGCATGCGACTCGCCACACTCATGACACGGCACCATGCCGACACGCTTGTCGGACAGCTCCAGCTCCGCGTCGATGGCCGAGAGCCCCTTGATGGTCGGGGTTCCGCCGATAATGATCTTGGACCGCCGGAAGGTTTTCAGACGCTCCTTGGCCAGCTTGATACTGTCCCCCTGCCCCCTGAGGTTCAGGTTACAGTCGTCCGGCTCTTCCACGGCCACACGCGGCACCGGCGTGGATTTCACGCTGGCCGGGCTGTTTGATCCCACCATCTTGAGAAAGCCGCCGGGAAAGCGCTTGAAGTCTTGCCGTTGCTGCAGCTTGCGGCTGCGCAGATCCACCTTCTTGCGCAGCCTGGGCGTCGCTTCGATCATCGGCTCCAGCTTCTCGGCGACATACTGCTTCGCCGCGTCAGCCTTGGGAAACAGGACCAGGATCGGCGAAGGATCCAGATCGATCCATTTGCCCAGCGCATTGCCCAGCACGCCGGACGTCCAGGCAACCTGAGCCGACTTGCGGCCCACGATTTCAGACACGGACGGATCGTCCAGCGCCTCCAGCGGGCCACCAGGCCAGATGAGGTGCGGCGTGATATCGAAGCGGTATTTACCGGGACGCGCCGACTCTTCGGGCGACAGCCACCGGTACTTGTCCGCCCAGTCGATGATGCTCATTCGTGGCGGCGGCGCCCATTTCAGGCACACCTGCTTGATGCCCTTAATCGCCGCTTTCTTCAGCGCTCTGCGGGTCGTCCTGTTCCTCAGGATCCCAATCTGGATCGGCATCATCCTCGTCATAGTTGGAGAGCCTCCTCAGGATTGTCTCGATGGGGTCGCTGATCAAATGGACGTCGACGTCAATGCCGTACCTGGCGGCCAGGTCCGAAGCCAGTGCGTCAGGGAAGGTATTAAGCAATTCGACTTTCGCCGACGTGATCACCGCTTCGAAGCGCTGGACCATGTCTTCTGCCAGCACTACCGACTCTAATTCCTTGGCTAGCGCCAGCTCTTCTCGGTCGCCCCGTACCCTGTCCAAGCGGTCACGGTTCGTTTCCTTTTTGCCGTTGAGGGCGGCCTGCTGCATCAGCCACTGGATCACAGCCTCGGTGTCGTACTGGTTTTCGTTGCCGCGCCCCTGGCCGAATTCCATTACGGGCATTCCATCTTTCTGCCAGCGGGTCAGAGTCCGTTCATCCCGGCCGACCAGTTCACCTAGTTCAACCTTACTGACTACCCTGCCCATAGCTAACCCTTTGAAAAGACGGACATCCCTGTAAAAAACTCAGCTGCACGAAACCCGCGAGTTTGGCCACCCGTGTAGGGGGCGGCCCGGGGGGAGGACCCAAAAAACTGCCGCCTACCCCCCACCCCGGCACCCTACTGACCACGCTCGCCGGTCTCGGTTGGCGGCAGCTCGCAGACACCCAGCCGCTTGGCGGCCCAGCGTTCGTAAAGGCCAATTGCAACATCGGCACCGGCCATGGCTGTCAGGCAGCCAAAGCCACCGGCAGTCCAGATCGAAACCCCGGCGGCGTACAGCAGCATCATGGTCGACAACCCGCAGACCACGCAGGCCCCGGATCGCAGGGCTAGACGCCTGAGCAATAACCAACCACGCATGCCGTCTTTGTCAGCCCGCCACATCTCGCCCGACACACCGCCGATCAGGGCGAGGACAATCACTAACCAAATCGGCATCTCTGCCAACGCCTGCTGTTCGCCAGTCATGCTGACCTCATGGAATGCTGGAAAAAGAAAACCCCGCCGAATGGCAGGGTTTCAAATGCCCGGGTGACCAAACCAAGGCGGTGGCTACTTCACTTCACAACCGGCGTTCCAGTGCGGATTTCGCAGATAGTGGCGACTTTGTACCTGTGTTCGGAAAAACCGAAAAGCGTCATTTAACGGTTGGGTCGAGTTGTGCATCAGTTGTGCATCAGTTCGACCGCAGTTGTGCATTTAGCCCCGACGAACGGTCAGCGCTGGCCACTGTTGTGAGCTGAAGCCGGAGTCTTCCCGCGATGGCGCGATTCGGTCCATTACGCAACACAAGGATTGCAAGCACCTGCTGGTGCAGTGCCGTGACCCAGTTGCGGTAGGTCCGGTCCTGGCCCTCGGCGATACCCACCTGCCGCATCTGTTCCCGCTGGGTCAGGCCATGCAAGTACCGGCCTCGGGCCAACAGAGCAAGACGTGGCCCGCGTGACCTCAACGGCTGGCGCTCCAGCTCGGCCACGGCGGCATCAATCTCGCTGGCGATATGGTCTAAGCCTGTTCCGTCCTTGAGGATCCGCGAACCAGGCGTTCCACTCGGAGCCAGCCCCTTCCATTCCATGATTGACCCCATCTGGCTGCCCACCCCCGAACCTTGGCCGAGCCGGGCGCGCTGTTCGCCCCAGTGGATCATCAGCACCTCAATCTCAGCATTCATGACCGGTGCTCCCCATCAAATCCAAACCCAACACACAAACAGCCCAACCCAACACATTCTCTACACACTTAAAACCTAACAAATACAACGAGTTAATTAATAATGTGCAGGGTGTGTAGGGTGTGTTGGCTTTTAAAGGGTTCGCATGGAAATATTTCTCACCCGTTCCAGCCTGATTAAATTCGCGTGTACGCGCCCGCGTGCGCGACAACCCTACACACCCAACACTGTGCCCGGCAGCCCCCGAAAATAACGGGCTTTTTCTGTGCAGCCGTCCCAACACCAACCCTACACAACCCTGCACACCCAGCACACTTTTGAGCGTAGTCATGCGGCCACCGCCTTCACATGGTCCCAAGCTTCCACATTCCAGCCAGCGAGCTTTGCAGCAGCGCGCCAATCGGCAACGCACCGCCCCAGGTCGGCCGACTTGAGCGATGGGGGGAGGGAAGCCTTTTCGTCGTCAGGAAAAAAGAAGATGCCGAATTTCCGGTTGTTGCCCTCCGTCCAGGGAATGCCCCGCTCCGTCTTTGGCACATCTGCACTGATGAACTCAGCAAACCGTGTGTGGCTGATTGAACCTTCCTTGCCCCGGCTACACCACTCAAGGAACAGGGCATACAGATCGCTGGATAGACATGCCCCCCACATTCCGCGTCCTATCTCTTCTGTACGCCACAAGTGCAGGAACGCCTGCCAACCGTTCCGGCTCAGGGCAACAAGCCGTTGACGTGCCGCAGTCTTCGGAGGCCGGGTCCGTTGGTCGAAGTCACCGAGGTCAACCTTAAGCAACCAGCCATACAGGGCTTCGACCCCATTACTTGCCAGTTCGCGACCAATCGCTTTTTGCCGATCTACTGGCAACGTCTCCAGAGGCCAAACCACCAGCTGTCGTCGATCACTGTCGCTGATGGGCCACGGAAGGATCTCGTTCGATAGGAACACCGCGTTCATGAAGTTAGCTTCCTCCCAGCCATTCACGAACTTCGACTCCATGCGTATCGTCTTGCCAGTGATCATGTGTTTGATCTTGCCTACCTGGTTGTAGCGCTGATCCCGAGATACAACTTCTTCGAACACAGCCCACAACTTGCGGCTTTGCCAGACGTTGAAGTTACCTTCGAGCTGGGCCTGCCCAACCGTCGCAGCGTACTGCCCGTACAACAGGCCCATGATGTCCGCGAACAACAGACTCTTACCCGAACCTTCCATGGTCGAGTGCATCAGCACCGCCGTGTCCATCTTCGATCCGATATGCTGCAGGGGGTAAGCAAGCCAGCGCACCAACCATTGCCATGGCTCTTCCTCATTGTTGCAAAGGGACTTGATCAGCCAGAGGATGTTTTCGCATGCCGCCGGATCATCGATTGGCTCCAAGGGCAGCCCCTCAAAGGTGTTGATGTAGATGGACGGATCCTTGGTCATGGTCGGGTCAAATACGATGTGATCGACATCGACCACGCGCCGATCCGGGCTGTTCAGCCACATCTGATAGAAGTCACCCAGGGCCATCTTCAAGGCCCCTTCAGGAATTCGACGCTTCTTCTCCCGGTCCCAGACGTCTTTGGTGCCGTCGATGTAGACGTAACGGTCTGTGGGTGACATTCCCAAGGCGCCAGCCTTCTTGCCCGCGTTCTTTCGCGCCCTCTCAAACTCTTTGACCTGCTCGTCAGCGATCAACTTGCGGTCGGGCTCATCCAGCCACGCCTTCGCCGTCGCCTTGCCGATCAACGCCTCGAAGGCCGTCTTCTTCATGCGCATTGCTTTGTCGACGTCCCACACCTGGGTGGTCCCTTCGATCAAGGCAAAACGCCGAACGACTTGCTCCAGAGCGAACGCCTCCCCCTTCCCCCCGGTGGTCTCAGGCGCGCCTTCGTCGGCAGGGCTCGGCTCGCCATCGTCAGTTGGGGTCGGGGGAAGATCGCCTAATGGTGGGGGGGTTGGGCTCGACACAGAGTTGCTGTTGGAGATCCCCAACATACGCGCCGCCTCTTTGATCGCCCGCGCTTGGTCGCCGCCGTGCTCCAAGATGCAATAGGCCTCGAAGGCATCGTTTTTATGCCCATTTGCGAGGGGATCGGCCGCATGGTGCGAGTAAACCCGGCCCTCATCAGCGTCGACGGTGATACCTGGCAAGCCGGAGCTGCTGCCTGGGAAAAGCCACTTGCTGCCCTTGCGGACATATCCGTGGGCGCGTAGCAGCTCGATCACATCGTGACAGCGATTGAACTCATCAATCACTGAAGGCTTGTCGCCGGCTGGTTTCGCTGGGCGTCTCACTTTCGCAGGCGCCGCTTTCGGCTTGGGCGCCCAAGGGCAAGCTGCCTCGGCGTCACGCTTGAAGATGTCCCAACCGATCCAGACGTTCTGCAGGTCGATGTTCAGGACTGGCAAGCCATCATCACCGGGCATCGTGCGCCATGTGTATGGCTTTCCGGTACCAGGGTGAATCGACGGCGGCAGGACATCCTGAGTCAGCCCAGCGCGCAGCTCGAACACCGTTAAACGAGCGTACTGCTGGGCTTCTGCTCGGAATAGTTTCTCCCGCGCATCGTCCCCCGCCTCTGCTGCCTCACGTGCCTTACGCAACAGATCGCGATGCTTGGAGCCATCAGGATCGTTCTGGTTTGGCCACGCCAAGGCATGCCGATTCAGATCCAAGCCATCAGGCACACGGAACATAATACGGAATCGTTCAGGGTTGCCGACGACAGTCGGGTGTACCAGGGCCAAGGCGTCGAGGTCCAACCCGAGCAGGTCAAACAGGACTTGCCGAGTCCAGCGAACATCATCAACGTCGAGCGAGCAAACTCGACTGGGCGCGTGAACCACGCCCATGTTGAATTTCGGATTTTCACGCCAGAATTTTTCGGCACCCGAAGGATCAGTGAAGTACCCACCAGGCTGATTCCAGCCCTGACCTTTCGGCCCCTTCTCACCAGGAGAGATAGGGACCAGGGCCATATTCAAGGTTTCAACGTAGTAACGAGCAAAATCGGAGATTGAGGAGGCCGCATCGATCATCCACGGCGCTCCCTGAGCGACTGACAATCAATGCAGGTAACGCAGCCCGGCATCGCAATGCGCCGAGCGGTAGGAATAGGCGTCCCGCAATCGTCGCAAAATTCGGCAGCAGCCGAAAATGATGGGGCAGGAATACGCTGAATCGCAAGGCGCAGCATGTGTTCAGCGTGGTCGTTCGCGATGTCGATTTCGTCAGCCATTGTCGCAAGCCTCCATCGCCAGCCGAGCCCCGGCCATGATGCCGAGAACTTCACGAATCATGTCGTGACCGGCCTTCTCCAAAGCTGCCACCTCATGAGGCTCCCAGACGTTGTCCGCTGCACCGGCATGCATGGTCCCGACGAATTGGCCAGCCTGGGCAAGCATGTTGCCCACGGCCTTCAACGCTTCTTGAGTTGCTGGCACCGCGACCGGTCGATACCAAACAGCACCAGAAGGACGCATCAATGCATCCAGCAAGCGCGAGTCCTGAGTCAGGCGGATGACGTCCTCCAGCTCATCAGCTGTGAGCCAGCGACGCTCATCATCAAGCTTGAGCTTCTTCTGCAGAGAGTCGGTGTCAGTAACCATGGCAAAAGCCAAGGCTGTGATACCACCTTTATAGTCGCGCCCGGCGCGGTACAGGGCCTGACGCACGGTAAGAAAAGGCCCGTGATCAGGCAGTAGGTCGATACGACTCATAACCGTAAATGCTCCGTTTACGGTGTAGCCAAAGGTCAAGACACGCCCTATCCTTCAGCCACGACCGAATGTTGTGTTTGCGTGCTGTGTGGGCACGACGTTCGCTTCGAGCCGATCAGAAACACTTGTGGTGAGGGGTTCTGGTCAGCGGATCGGTGTTGCTTTGCATCGCCCTTGCCGAGTCGGGCTTACTGCCTTTGTACGGGAGCCGACTCGGCAACTCTTCATGCAACCTTGGACCCACGCAGGTAGGCCCAATCTATGTCCGGTCGAAGTTCCTCGCAGGTAACCGCCCCATCTGACTCACGTTCGATGTCTACGGCCAGTCCGGCGGCGGCCCGACGATTGCAGTAACCAACCTGCCGAAGCTGCCCAGCGGTGGTGTTACAGCGCTTCGCAAAGCCGTCGACTGCCTCCTTGCTTAAACTTTTCAAATATTCGTGCAGGGTCATATGCATCTCCTATCGAAACGAGAGATTAGCAACTGCTAAATAATATCGCAATAGCAAACCGTAATTTACTGTTTGCTAACAGATCGCGATTATTAGGGAATGGATATCAACGAACTGCGAATCAAAGCGCTACGGCACGCGATGGGCGATCTAAGCCAGAAAGATTTCTCAAATCGGCATGGCCTGGATGCTTCCTATCTGTCTCAGCTGCTGAATGGGCATCGAAGCCTGGGCGAGAAAGCTGCTGCCAATCTTGAAGAAAAGATTGGTCTGTCGCCTGGCACATTGGTCGTGCCTGCGAATATGGACTCGCCTGGACAGCCCCAACCGCCTGTCGATGCTGCGATAGATAAAAAGCAGCTTATGGAAGCGTTGGGATTCATTACGATTCCACACCTGAACGTTTCAGGCTCAATGGGAGATGGCAACACCATTGATCACCACGTTGAAGTGATCCGTGACATCACGGTGAATTTTGACTGGCTCAAGGCTCAGTCGCTCGCATTCTCCGGCCTCGACAATCTGGCGATTATTTCGGGAGACGGCGACAGCATGGAACCGACCTTTCGAAACGGAGACTCACTGCTGGTTGACCGAGGGATTACCTCAATCAAAACCGATGCAATCTATGTATTCACTATTGATGGTGAGCTGTTCATCAAACGTCTCCAACGAATGACGAAGGGCTCGCTACTGATGATTTCGGACAACCCAGTCTACAAGCCGATAAAGCTTGAGGGCGCCGATTTAGAAAAAGTGCATATCGAGGCACGTGTGTTACTCGTATGGAACGCCAAGAAACTCTGAGCGGTACACGAGCACTGACTCAGCACGGACAAGCCCGCACAACGCGGGCTTTTTTGTGCCCCAAACTAAAGATTTTGCCTTCACATATTGCCAATCGTCGGCCTTATTAATACTGTATATAAACACAGTAAACCAAGGAGGTTCCTTTGAGCAAATCCCAAACCCAGCGGGTAGCCACTTCGATTGAGCTGCTCAGCAACAGGCTGCAGAAGATCATTAACTCACCCGCCGCTCAGAAAAATCGCGCCGCAATCATCTATAAAGCGCCAGAAGAGCTGCAGGAGGACTGGGACCAGATCATTGAGGCGATCATCGATACAGATGGAGTCTATGTAACCCAACAGGAGGATGGCGGAGCCCGGGTTCACTGGGATGTTCCTGACGATTTGGAGTCCAGAAGACGCAAGTAATTTAGCAACTGCTATTGCAGTTAAATTTAGCTTTTGCTAATTTTGTATCGCACCCCTCACCAAGGTATCCGCGATGCAATGCATAAATCTCAACAAACGCTGCCCTGTGTACCTACACCCGGCAGCAGCTAATCCCCGCACTATCGCAGCGATCCAGGCCAATACCGGCCTGGTCGTAATCGTCAATATCAAGCGCCGCACCGCTGTTGCTGCCCCCTCCACCAGTCCATGGGGAGGTGACGCAGCATGAAACAGATCCTCATCGGCCTCACCGGCCACGCCCGCACCGGCAAAACAACTGCGGCTAACTACTTGGCCAGCGAACATCGCTTCGAGACCTATGCCTTTGCGACACCGCTCAAGGAAGGCATCGCGACGATGTTCAATCTCAGCTCCGAGGACATCGAAGGGCCGGGCAAGGAACAGCCCATCGGCTGGCTCGGTCGCTCTCCACGCCAACTGATGCAATTGCTCGGAACGGAGTGGGGTCGCGACATGCTTAGCGCATCGATATGGATCGATCTTGCGGAACAGAACCTGGGCAACCTGGCGGACCTATACCCAGAAGCAATGGGCTTCGTGATCAGCGATGTGCGATTCGAAAACGAAGCCGATTACGTGCGCAAACGTGGCGGCTTGATCATCCACGTCCAACGTGCAGACGCTTCTGCAGTCAATCCGCATGTCAGTGAGCTGGGCGTCGCGGTGCAGCCCCATGACGTGGTGATCAATAACGACTCGGACCTAGCCGGGTTGCTTGCGCAGTTGGACGGCATCATCGCGACCCTGCACATCCAAGCACAACAAGCTGCTTGAGGTCCCCGATGAATAGAAACCTCGACGCAACCGCAGCCGTTCTGGGCATCAAGCCCAGGGCGCTGCGCCAGAAGCTCCGCGAACTCGGCATCCTGACTCAAACCGGCGATCTCTCTGCCCGGCACCGGGACCAAGGGCACCTGTTCGCAGATCCCCGTAGCCGCTGGAACCAAGCCATTCACACCTACACCCACTACTCGGTCGTCATGGTCACCGAGAGCGGCGTGCTGTGGATCGCAAAACAGCTGGGCATCACCATCACCACGCACCACAAGGACGGCGCAGCATGAATCAGACAGTGATCACCCACGCGATTGGCGCGCTGAAGCTCGTGCCGATGTTCCTGAACCATCCAACAATTATCAGCCGCGCAACATTGATCGGGGCAAGCAGCGAAGCATTAGAAATGCTGGAGGGTCTCCCGCCAGTTACCAGCGAGCTGGCCGAGGTATTTCGCCTTGTTGATGCAGTTGTGCAAGAGGGCCAGACCGCATACGTCACGCCGACGAACAGCCCCAGCCATCCATACGGCGCCGTCGTTGCAGATGACCAGGGGCGATTGGTCGCAACTGCCGTGGGCAAAACGAAAGAGGGCCTGGCCGAGCTGATCCGCATGCAGCTGGCCCGGCCCGCATCGGCGGGGGCCGGGGAGGATCCTCAGTGAGCAACACGATTGACCTGTTGCGCACCGAGTTCGCCACCCCGTGCCCAACGCTAAGCGCAGTAAGGGAGCGGTACTTCTCGCATCTCAGTACCAACCGCGCCCTTCTGCGGCGGATCAACGAAGGAAAGATAGCCCTGAAGGTCTCCCGCACTGGGGGCACCCGCCAGGGCCATCCATTCGTGTACCTGAATGACCTGGCCACTTACCTCGACAGCATTGCCAACAAAGCAGCTTAACCATTACCGCCGGACTCACCACCGGCGGCCATCAAGAGAATTAGCGTATGCAAAATGAAATCGTCATCACGCTCAGCCTTTATGCGCTTGGCGCCGCACTCCTCGGCTACACCCTCTACCGTGCAGTCATGAAGGCATACAGCCGCGGCTACGTCTCTGCCGCCAACGCAGAGCAAGCCCGCTACCAACCGCTGATGCTGGCGAAGACCCTGGCCGTTACGCAGGCATCGCAACGATTGGATTCCGCACATGAAAAGTTGACCGCCGCTAACGCTGTAATCAACCAGCTGAAAGCCGATAAGGCTCAACTCGTTGCGGTAACCCATCAAGAGATCGGAGTGCTGGTTCAGGCCGAGAACATGATCAAGCTGGCACATCGGACTTGGGCACCAATGAAGGGGGCTGAGCCTACAGCCCGAAAGGCCGACACCGTGCATCAGAAGCTGGTCGAGCTGAACGCACGTTTATCCGCAAACGCCATCCGCGCTTCAGCCGCAGCAGTTCAGGAGCAGGCAGCATGAGCGCTCATGAAGTGATCAACCTTGATTACGTGCAGGCTCTTCACCGCCGCAACGTCATCCGCGTGCCCATCGACGAGATCACACACATGCACGCTGACAGCAAGTATGTGTCCGTCTACCACGATGGCTGCGAGATCCTGCTCCGCACACCGCTTTCAAAGATCGACGAAGTCCTGCGCACGAGGTTCGTGAGAGTCCACCGCAACACACTGGTGAACCGGAAACACATCCTTCGCTTTACGCCGCCGAGTAGAAAAACACGCGACCCTGGCTACGTATATGTTGCGGGGCTTGCAGCGCCACTGAAAATTTCCAGGCGCCAATTGCCAGACGTCCGCACAGCAGCCGATCAGGCAACCAACTCGCAAAGCAGATGCGGAGAAGCCGTGAATGAGGTGCTGAAATGACTTCGTTTATACACGCACCGATCACGACTGCGCTCAACACTCAGCTCGGCCTGAACCTGCACGGCGGGCTTCGCGTCGACCTATTCGCCGGAGGCGGCGGCGCGACGATGGGTCAGGAAATGGCTACTGGCATCCCAGTCGATATCGCCATCAACCACAACGAAAACGCGATCAGCATGCACAAGCGCAACCACCCGAGCGCCGATCATTACATCGCCGACGTCTATGAGGTCTGCCCTCGCAAGGCTACACGCGGGCGTCCAGTTCACCATCTGCATGCCAGCCCTGAATGCACTCACCACAGCTTAGCTGCCGGGGGGCAGCCCCGCAGCACCGCCAGCCGCTCTTTGTCCTGGGTCATCGTGAAGTGGCTGGGACAAGTCCGGCCCAACAAGCTCACCATGGAAAACGTGATGCAGATTCTTCAATGGGGGCCGCTGATCGCAAAGCGCTGCTCGAAAACTGGCAGAGTGGTTCGAAAAGACAAAACGATTGCAGCACCAAGCGAACGGGTACCTGTCCAAGACCAATACTTGGTCCCCGACCCGAAACACAAAGGCCGTACCTGGCGACGCTTTCTGCACCTGCTGAAAGAAATGGGCTATGAGGTAATGCATGGCAGGCTTAAGGCATGCGACTACGGCGCAGCTACCACCCGCGACAGGCTTTATCTCATCGCACGATGCGACGGTAAGCAACTGCACTGGCCGGAGCCGACCCATGTCAAAAACCCGGTGAAAGGCAAAGCACAATGGGGAACATCGGCCAGCATCATTGACTGGGCGATACCTTGCCCGAGCATTTTCCTGAACAAGGAGCAAGGCAAAGCCGCTGGCGTACGCAGGCCGCTCGTCGCCAAGACCATGGAGCGCCTGCGCAAAGGGGCGAAGCGCTACGTCACCGAGCACCCTGACCCGTTCATCGTCGGCTCAGGCAGCGCACCCGCGATGGGTCAGCCGCTCAGGCTGGCTCCGTTCCTCACTGAGCATGCCAACGCGACAAGCCAGCGCAACATGTCCGTCGCCGCTCCGCTCAACACCATCTGCGCCCAAGTGAAGGGCGGGCACTTCGCTTTGACCGTTGCCTACATTGCCCAGCACAACGGCGGATTCAATGAAACGCTGGGCCGCCACCCCAATCAACCGTTGACCGCGATAACCACGACAGGAAGCCAACAGCAGGTCGTTACCGCGCACCTAAGCACATTGCGCCGGGGTTGCATCGGCAGAGCCATGACCGAACCACTCCCCACCATTACGGCGGGCGCCGATCATCACGCCTTGGTCGAGTACACCTTATCCCCCGAGTGTGAGGCAGGGGCGTTGCGGGTCTCGGCATTTATGATGGGCTATTACGGAAGCGACAACACGTACGACCTACGCAACCCCACCCCAACGATTACAACCAGGGACCGAATTGCCTTGGTCACTGTCACGATCAAAGGAACTCCATATGTGATTGTGGACATCGGAATGCGAATGCTGACACCTCGGGAGCTATATCGAGCGCAGGGCTTCCCGGATAACTACGTGATCGAGCAAGGGCACGACGGGAGAACGTTCAGCAAAAAAGACCAGGTAAAGATGTGCGGAAACTCGGTTTCGCCGTGGCCGATGATGGCGCTGATCAAAGCCAACATGGATCTGGAAGAGCAAGAGCTAAGGGGGGTGGCGGCATGAGCGACCAACACATTGACATTTTGATCAAGCTGCCGGAGGTCTGTCGGCAATCTGGTATAAGCAAGTCAACCATTTATGATTTGATCAGTAGCGCCAGTTTTCCGCTACCAATCAAGCTGGGGCGTTATTCTCGCTGGTCTCAGACTGAAGTTCAGCTTTGGATTGAAACGCAAAAGCAAGAGAGGCGCGCAGCCTGAGTACAGAACTGCCCAGCCGCTTAAGAGGCTGGGCAGTTTTACCTGTTTAAATGATGCGATTTGCCAATCCACCGAAATTCGTAAAGGTCAAATCTTTGCACAAACCTTCTAAATCACCATATATCACTCTAGCTCCAACACCTAGCGTTATTAATTCCAAATGAATTGAAGCCAAATGCTCTTTTTTAATAAGAATCCTATCTACAGCATTAAGCACCACACCACCATGACAACTATTAACTATAGAGAAAACGCCCGATTGAGACCTCAATCTTGGATTCAAATAGTTAGGCGTAACAAGCACATTCACCTCTCCCCCTCCCTTGGTGCTTTCAAACTCTTCGAAAACATCTACGGACTCCTTACCTTTCTGGAACTTATCAAAGCTGCCCCACTTTACTTCACCTGCCATGACATAAACTACCGCATCATTTTCAGGCAAGAAAGTTTGGAAGTTAGGGGAAACCTGCTCTGGGGTGCTAGCAGCTGCACGATCAACACTCTCTCCCGTAACCGCCTTATAACGGACACCGTCCACCGCAAAAAAAAGCGCCACCATTGGCGAGAGTGTCCAATCTAAAAGCCGAGTCGGAAGGCCGTAGTGCTGGGCGAGCGCCAAGATATCCCAATCGCCTTGTGAGGTTATAGGATGATAAGCATGGTGCTCTGTTTTAAACCTTGAAAATGCGTTTTTCGCGGTTTGAATGGTAGTGTTACCATTTTTTTTCAGCGCGCGCCCCAGCGAGGAAATCAAAGGCCAACTTGAACTTGCCTGCCCTCTATAAGCTGTACCATAGATATCGTCTTTGTTAATTTCTGCTATTGCAGCTAAAAATTCTGCAAAGCTACGCACTTCCACCGTTGATTTGTACATCAATAATCTCCCTACCCCACCAATCCATTAGTTCCGTACGCTCAACTATATATTGAGCATGATTATATGCAGACTTTGTTTTATTTTTCTCAACGTGCGCCAGCTGCATCTCTATCACCTCCGCCCTCCACTTGCCAGAGTTGTAAAGATGCGTAGAAGCAGTCGCTCGAAAATCATGACAGTGCCAGCCCTTCAAGTCCATATATTCCAAAGCCCGGTTTAGTGTGGTCGCACTGATTGGCTGATTAGGGTGACGCATGCCGGGAAATAAAAGTTTTCCGGCTGTAATGCTCCGCAGCTCCATGAGCAACGTCAACGCTCGGGCTGGCAGCGGTACAAGATGTGGTCGTTTCATCTTCATGCGAGCAGCAGGGACAACCCAGACGCCTTTATCAAGGTCAATCTCAGACCACTCTGCCAGCCGCAATTCAACCGTTCGCACAAAAAGCAGAGGCAGCAGGTATAACGCAATGACTGTGATTCTGTGGCCTCCGTATTGCCTCAAGGCAGTGAAGTATTCGTGCAGCTCCAGCAATTCCATCGGACGACTGTGATTGATCTCTTTACGGGTGATAGCTCCTTTCACCGCCGCTGCAGGATCAGCGTCTGCACGCAGCGTGACAACGCCATAGCAGAACACCGAGGAGATCCACTGCCGAACCATAAGCGCCAACGTGGTCGCATCGCGCCTATCCATCGCCGTGATGATCGCCAGGATCTGCGCCGCTGTAATCTCGCGAAGCGGCAGGCGGCCGATCTTGGGATAGACGTCGTTCACGAATGCCCGCTCGATTTGATCCCGGTACTTCTGCGTGCGTTTAGCTAGCTTGTTTTCGATCCACTCCCGAGCCACAACCTTGAACGTGTTGCGATTCTCGACCAGTTGCTGGGCCTTCTGCGTCTGACGCACGTGGGCAGGATTCCGCCCAGCCTTGACCAGGTCACGCGCTACATCGCGCTCAGCCCGCGCTGCAGAAAGGGTTATTTCAGGATAGGAGCCGATGGCATAGACGTTCTCTTTCCCATCGATGCGAAAGCGGTATCGCCAAAGCTTGGCGCCGTTCACTCGGACTTCCAGGTACAGGCCAGCGCTATCGGTCAGCTTGATGGGCGAATCACCAGGCTTGGCCTGGCGGATTTTGATGTCGGTTAGGGCCAT